TCCTAGAGGTGGAATACACCATCGTCGTCGAATCCGATAACGACGACCCGGAAGCGGTATCAGATGATTTCGTGGCGCGGCTCACTGAGCTAGCGCCGTCCAACGATCACATCCTGGGCTTGTCCGTCCAGGTGCTACCTATCCCTGAGCTTCGTGGATCATCTGATTGATGGCTCAAACCTTATCCCGAAACGCAATGCAAAACATTCATTCAGAAAACAAATATTCGAAGCATGGGGCCATCAATGCGCGTACTGCGGCGTACTGGCTGACACGCTGGACCATGTGAAGCCACGCCATAAGGGCGGCGCCACAGTTGCCGAGAATTTGGTGCCAGCGTGCAAAAATTGCAACCGTCGCAAAGGCAGCGAAGAATGGCGCGAATGGTTCAGCCGTCAAGATTCATGGACCGTTGACCGCGTGCTAAAGATTCAGGACTGGTTGATTGATTAAGCATCTGGTGATAAAACACCATTGCTTGCCAATCTTGCGCATGGTCTCTACACATTCCGTTATAACAAACGCGCCATTTATCGTTGTGTTTTTCTATCGTCGGTTCCAAGGGGTGTACCTATCAACGGGTTGCTCATTAGCATACGCAGCCGCTTGATGCCACGGCGCTCAAGATCCTGCAATTTGCTTTTGCTGATGTTAAGATCCCGCTCCAGCTCTGCCCAGGTGATAGGTTTACTGATAAGCCGTGCCCGCAATACTTGCTGGGTGATGTCATCAAGGTATTTGTTAAAGTATTCCATCATCTCCTGTATTTCTTGCCTTGTTTCTTCTTTTGTAAATGCAGGGTCAGCGATCATGTCAACAATCACATTGCTTTCAGTGTCTGCAATATGCGCGTCAAGGCTGGTGACGCGGTAAGACTGCTTTAGCAGCATGGATAAATCTTCAACGCCAACGCTGATCTGGTCTGCAATTTCAGTCATCGACGGCGTGCGGCCTAGCTCATGACCTAATTGCTGCGCGACACGGCCAACCTTAAACAGCATTTCATGGACACTGACCGGCAGTTTGATAACCGGGTCATATGTCACCAGCGCTCGTGTAATAGCTTGCCGGATCCACCAGTAGGCATAGGTTGAGAACTTGTAGCCTCTGCTCGGGTCGAACAGGTCAACCGCACGCGACAGGCCGAGATTGCCCTCTTGGATCAGGTCGATAAACTCAAGCGTCTTGTGGCTGCGTTTGTCGTATTTGCGTGCTACATGGACCACAAGCTGCAGGTTCGACTGGATGAACCGTTGCCTGGCGCGATCACCGCTGCGCAACTCGCGGCGTTCGTCGATCGTCAGCGCACGGTCTAGTTGCTTTAGTTCACGCCATCGCTGCACGCGTCTGCCGAGTTGTATCTCTTGCTGCGGTGTCAAGAGTGGATATTTAGCGATACTGTTTAGGTAGTCCTTGACATAATCAGCCATGATGAGACCGTTGGTTCACACAATAGAAGCACAGTTCCACGGTGCTGCCAACGCGCAGGTGCTGCGGGAGTTGCATGAACGCGGCGACTGGAATGGGTTGCTGGAGTATGCACTGCTGCTGGCTGAGCAAGAAGCTAGCCAGCGATCGCAGATTAAGTGGTTGGTTAGTGAGGCGATGCGTTCATGCAGCGTTGAACCGTGGCATCTGGCTGCGGCCAATGAACTGCTTGCTGGCGGCCACTAACTTGTCGTTGTTGTAATGGCCAACTGCTGCATAGCTCAATGCAGGCTTGCTGCTCATACGAAAAAACACCATCTGACCAATCTTCAAGCCTGGATACACCGGCAGCGGCTGCAGTTGGCGTGCGTTCTTTAGCTCAAGCGTCAGCGCACTACCGTGCCAACCTGGGTCGGCGTAACCAGCGTGCAGGTTTTCGTAACCCTCACGGGCGCGGCTGGACTTAAGAAAAAACAACCCGGCGATGTCCTCAGGCATTGAGAACGTCTCTATGGTCTGCGCAAGGATGAATTGCCCTGGCACCAGCTCGTATGGGTGGTCGGGCGTGTAGTCCTTGATCGACAGCGGGATCATCTGATGCGATTCGACTGATTCAAGCATGATCAGGTCACCCAACCGCAGGTCCAGGCTGGCAGGGTTGATCAGCTCCGGCTGGTGATGTTGCACCATGCCTTGCTCGATAAGGTCATGGATCTCGGTGTCGCACAGAATCATGGGTCCAGGTGATGAGGTGATTGGGTAAAAATTGCTCTTGAGGTTGAAACGTGTACCAGCGATGACCGCAGGCTTTGCATTTGCGACGGCGGTAAATCGTACCGTCGTTTTGTTTTGTTAGAACCACATAGGTGCAGTGGCTGCTACATTTCGGGCACGGTGTTTGAACGGCGGGCATCTTCTAGGTTTTGTGCCATGACTGCTGCACTGCGCAGCATGGTGCTGAGCTTGACTGGTTTCATGTCCTTCCAGCAGGCGTACCTGATGGCATGACGGAAACCCATGCTAATGTTGCCGTCACCTAGCTTGCGAGCGGCTTCAATCTCTTCCCGCGTCATGCGGATGTTTACCGTCAGGTTGCGGCCTTTACCAACAACGCGGCGGTCGCTTAAGTTATCAGCCACTGCATGTACCAGTTAGCTTTGCGCATGTCTTGCGCTGAATTGCCTTTGTGTTCAGCGCGCCAGATGTACTTAATGACCTGACCTTTGCAGTAACCCCGGAACTCGTCCGGGGTCAGTGCTGCTTGGATTGCCTCGATGCATTCAATACCGCCTTGCGTGTAATGCGGCGGGTGGTTGACCAGATCAGTCATCCTGCAGCAGCTCCATCAGCTTGAGCACATATGCAGCAAAGGCGACATGGGTCATAACAGCATGGGTGCCCGGAGGCACCCCATAACTGTCACGCCACCACTCCTCAAAGGCTGCTTTGATGGCGGGTTCGTTCATCAGAACGCAGCCTCCTCAGTCTTGGGACGTGGCAGGTACTCAAACCGCTGCACGTTCAGCACATGCTTGCTGCGTTTGGTGCCGGTGTCCTTATCAGTCCAGTCCTGGCGGCGGACTGATCCTGTCACCATGATGCTGTCGCCTTTTTTGCAGTTGTCGGCAATCATCTCGCCGCCTTTACCCCAGACCTCTACATCAATAGCATTGTTGATGTAGTTGCCGTCCTTATCTTTGCCTTCGCTGATGCCACCACCGAAGTTGCAAACGCAAGTACCAGAATCAAAAAACTTAATCTGTGGTTCGCTAATAATACGAACAATGCCGGAAGCATAAAGGCTCATGGATTGATGGGAGTAATGGAGTTGGATTCTTCAAAGGCCAGCACATCCGCAATTGGATACCTGACCCGCGACTCGCCTAGCGGCAAGCCAAACCGTGGCACGGTGTAATAGCTCGGTCCTTGACCACGCAGCCGCTGGGATTTAATGCTGCTTGGCTTTAAGCCCCATCGTGCTGCTAGTTGCTCAGTCGTCAGATACAAGGTCAGCCTCCTTCTCAAGCATCTGCTGCAGCAGCTTGTCGTGTTGCTCCTGCGTCAGGTCGCCGTCCTCAAGGCGCTTTGCCATACGCGGTTGCAGCTCCTCTAGGTCTTGCAGGCTCTTGGCCTTGGCGATGGCAGCAGCACCAGCGGTGAACGTCTTGCTGGTGTCTTTGGCTTTGACGGCAGGTAATGCAGGTGCATTGTCTGGTGTGATGGTGACGGCTTCCGAGGCTTGGTCCATCTCGTCGGTGGTGTAGACACCGGACATGTCAGCAGGGAATGCCTTACGCAGTGCCAGTGCCTCGGAGCATTTGGCGATCATCGCGGCGGGCATCTTGGCCCATAACCCTTGGCCTGCGTTGTAGTCCGCAAACCGTGCAACGCCGACGAAGGCATGATTGCTGCCTTTGCGGTGGACAATGGTCTTGGCTGCAGCCGGTGGCTTGGACGAAAGCCATACGTCACGCCAGTCGCCTTCCTCGCCGCACCAATAGGTCTCAGATCCATCCAGTTGTCCGGTGCGCTCAGCAATGGCGCGCAGGCCGTCGATGCCTGCCTGGATGGTTAGCTTGCCGCCACGCTTGATGGCGTAGATCTGTTTGCTGAACGGGTCAAGGCCAGTGCGTTGGCACGCATAGGCAAACAGCCGCAGCTCGTCGTTGGTGCAGCCCGGCGCAATGGTGCTGCTGATCAGTTGGACCTGATCAGGGGTCCAGGTTGTGATCTGTGAAGTCATCAGAAAGTTTCCGTTTGGATGGAATTTGTTGCCCACTTAGGCAGGCTGATGGTCTGGATGAACGTGTCGCCGTAGCCAGGCCACACATTCGCGGCATGGCATCCGGCGATCACGTCCAATGCATTATCCCGCGTGGTTCGCCCTAGTGCAAGCGCGTCGGCGTCCAGCTCGTAGACCGCCACGGCGTGCGGGTAGGTCTTCTCGACTGCGATGAACACAAACCGCTCGGCGCCGTGCAGCCCAGCAAGATAATGCGCCGCTTGGACGTGGTAAGCAAATGTCGCCACGCTGCGGGCAAAGGCCTGCGGGCTGGCATCGGTTGTGGTCTTGATGTCAACCACCGTGGTGTTGTGATACCAGTCCGGGCGGCACTTGCAGCGCATCCCTGTGGCGGTGTCATCCCACCAGAAGGACTGCTCGGCTTTGCCTTGCTGCAGCAGTGCTGCAGCTGCCGGGTGGTTGCGCACTGCAGCGTTCATGCCAAGCGCCAACGCCATGTCGGTGCTGGTGACAGCCTCGATGCCTTCAGCAGCCATGCGCTCAGCTTGCTCTTTGCCAGCCTTGGTGTTGCGTGCTGCGCATACGCCGTAGCGCTGCAGCAGCTCGTCCGGTTCAAGGATGGCGCAATGGGCAAGGCTGCCTAGCTTCATAGCAGCAGTTGGCTCGACCGGCTTGCGGTCTGGGTCAACGTACCGGCTCCAGTAGTGGTAAGGCGATTGCATTACCGCCTTGAGGTGGCTGGCGCTGACGGCTGGGTCGGCGTGGTACTGCTCGTTTGAGGTGGTCACTTTTGCCTCATCTGGCGGTGGATCAGTGTCTGCGGGCCGAAGCAGTGCAGCAGTTGTGGGAACGCTTGGAACAGCGCCTGCCGGTTTACCGGATCAGCCACCAGCCCTGCATCGGCAAGGCGGCCAATAAAGCCGCCGCCGTGCTGCTTGGCGGTCTGGAATGTCCAGAAGTCGTCTGATGTCATGGGTAAAATGGTTGCGGTGAGATCGAAGGGGGCGTGGCTGCCCCCATTTTTCTACGCCAGTGCTTGCCTGACGCGGTAGCGGCTGATGCGCATGTGCTCCGCAATGCGGCGCTGCGACCAGCCACGGCTGTGCAGCCGCTTGGCGCGTTGCCCGGTGCTCTCGGTTGCCCATAGCAGGATGATGATGGGCAGCAGCAGCAGGGCTGCGATAAAGGCGAGTGTGGTTGTCATGGGTGGGATTTGCAGTGCAGGCCGATTGCCTGCGTGATGACATCCTACACCATGCTCTGCCGTGGTCAACCCTGTGCAGTCACAATCTGTAACGTGGCGGCCTCCGATACGGTTTTAAGTGCGGCACCGCTACCGCACGACCGCGTCCATCCTTACGGGTAGGACCGACCGCCAATAAAAAAGGGGGCCGAAGCCCCCCCGTGTCATACGAACCATTCGCTGAGCACCACGGCCAGCGCGTCCTCCAGCATCTGGTCATTGACGCTGGCGAACAGCTCGCCGAGGACCAGCAGCGTGATCGTGAGTTGATTCATTTGTCTAGGTGCGGTGAATCGCCGCCATCGCTGGCGACCCGATCACTATACCACCGTGGTCTACCGTGGTCAACCCTTGGCAATAGGTAGTGATATTTTCACAACCATGCACCACGCCTCCGTCCGCTCCGCACGTCAGGCTCTGAACGAATGGATCGCTCATCACCTGCCAATCCTTGCCGATGAAGCCCAAAGTGCAGAAGAGGCAGACATGGTAATCAGGCTTGGCGGACTGGCGCGTTGGACACGGATTCAACTTGATGCCATTGAAGAGCAACGGTCACAAGACCTGATCAAAGATCAACAGATGTAGAGGTTTTGTCGCAAACCAGCGCCTTTGCGTCTTCCACAGACCGTGCCACGCCAGCGATCCCGCCTGCAGCCTGGACAGCATCCAGCCACTGCTGCTGCTCTGGCCGCAGCCTGCCGGTTGGGGTCTTGACCTCAATGCTGAGGAATACAGCCACCTGACTGCCGACCATCTCCGGTGTCACGGTGATAGTGCGCCAGCCGATCAGGTCAGCGCTGCCTTTGCATAGTCCAAACTGCACCGGGCGGCCGTTGGCGTCCTTGAGCGTGCCGGTGTTGTTGCGGAAGACTCGCGTATCGCCATTGCTAATGGCTAGCCGGATCTCCTGCTGGATACGCTGCTCGCTCACTCATACGCCATGCCGCTTGGCCAACCTAGCCTGATACACCCGCTCTGCCCAGCCGCGTTTGTAGCCGCGTTGCTGCGCCAGCTTGCGTAGGTCATCCAAGGACTGCGCACTGCCCTGCTCGCCTTTGCGCTGGCGTGTAGTCAGCTCCTGCAGCTCACCCTCGACAACCTTTAGCTCTCTGGTCTCCTGCGGTGCAAACACATGCCCGCAGCCTGGGCACACCTGCGTGGCACTCATGCTGGTGGTAAAACACACCGGGCACACCTTGACTGATGGCGCTTGCTCGCGGTCGCGTTTGTGCGCACCGTCCAGCGTCCAGTCGCGGTCCTCTAGGTGATGCCCAAGCCGCAGCGTGTTGCCGACGTGATCCAGCACCACAGCGGTCTTGCCATGGCTAGGTCTCAAGCATCGGCCGATCATCTGCAGATGGAGCGATACCGATTGCGTAGGCCTTAGCAGGATGCAGCCGCCGACGCTTGGCACGTCCACGCCTTCACCAATCAGGCTGCAACTGCTCAGCACCTTGATGCGGCCTATTGCCAAATCATCTAATAGCTGCCTTCTATTGGCGGTATTCATCGTGCCATCAATACTTGCGGCTGGAATGCCTTGCGACATGAACAAGGCAGCCACCGCCTCGGCATGTGCCACGCTGCAGCAGAACGCGATCGCAGTCTGGCCTGACAGGTGTTTGCGGTAATGCGACACGCAGTCGCCCATGATGGTGCCGACGCACTCCTCGGCTTGCTTGGTGTCGAAGTCACCCATGCGCTTACGC